CCTGCCATGCCTACGCCTGCGGCTAAACCGGTAACGGGGGCGGCAAGCTCCAAAGCGGCGGCGGCAAGGGCAAAGCGTTTTGCCACTCTTCGCGCCTGTCCTGACAATTCGGGGACGGTCTCCATAAATGCAGTCATGCGCTCGTTTGCTTGCCGTTTGGCTTGTTCTAGGTCGTCTGAAAGCCGTCGGATGAATGCTCTGCCCGCCGCTCCGTGATATTGTTCGGCAGATTGGGCGATATGTTCGCTCAATAATGCGCCGCTCTCGAAGCCGTGCAAGGTGTCGTAAATACCGTATCGGGCGGCGGCTCTGATACTGGGCAAACGGGCGGCTTGCCCTGCGTTCCAATCGCCTTTGTGGTGTTTCAGGATGGAATCGGGGGTCTTTTCGCCTGTCGAGAACATCATCACTTTCCAGCGGCTCAAGGCGCGGTTTCCGCCCTGTTTTGCGCCCTGTACTTTGTTGATTCCGTTCATGACGCTATAAACGGTGTCGCCGATGACGTGGGGGCTTGCCTGCCCGATTTCGTCCAATACCAGCAAGCCGTCGTTGCGGGCGGCGGCGGTATTGGAAAAGCCTATCTTCGTGCCGCTCCAAGACAACAGGCTGCCCGATGGTCTGCCCCATACGCTCAAGGCTGCTTTTGCAGCGGTGGTCTTGCCGTCGGATGAATCGCCCATCAGGTGGAAGCCGCTTGATTCTTCGCTCAACAGGGACAGCAAGGGGGCGGCAAAGGACGCGCCCAATGCCAGGCATAGGCGGCTGTTTCCCGCTGCGTATCGGGCGATATTTTGCTGCCAGTCGCCAAGCTCTCCGTTTGGTCGGTATGCCGCCGCTTGGCTGGTGTCGCCGTTGTAGATGACGGCGGGTGTTTTGCCGTCTGCCGTGATGGTTTCGCCGCTGGGCATGATGTAGGTGTCGCCGTGCCAGCCCGCGCGGTCGGTAATGGTAAAGGCGGTACGGCTGCCCTGTGTCTGCAAATAATCGGCAAGCCGTTCGCGTTTGGCTCTGCCTGATAAGACGGTCAAGCCGTAACTCTGCAATCGCTGCCAGCCCTGAACCGTGCCGATTTCCGCTTGCGGGATGGCGGCGGTCTTGGTTTGGCGTGTGATTTTGTCCTGCCAGCGGATAATGCGGTAATACGCGCCGTCGTTATCCTGCCCCGTGCCGATGATGTCGATGGGGTCGGAAAGCAATAGCGGCTCTGCTTCGATGGCTTCGCCGTCTTTGCCTGTCCTGACGTTTATCCACCATACGCCCCGATGGTCGGTATCGAAGCGGGGGCGCGGGTGGTATGGTTCGATGTCGTTGATGTTGTAGTCTTGGGTACTTTCCTGCTTCGCTGTTTCGGTATTTTTCATGCTGCTTTTCCTCCGATGGTGTGTTTCAGGTTGTCTGATTGGTTTTCAGACGACCTTTTTTCTTTCAGTTCGTCCAATGCGTCATAGCCTAGTGTGTCGCTCTGCCATATACGCGCCTTGATGCCCTGCTTGATGGCTCGGACTGCTAAATCATGCGCGGCTTTGAAACCTACGGGGCGCGGGGTGTCGTTATCGGCAATAATCGCAATTTCCTTGAGGTCGTCTGAAAGACGGTATTTCGCCATGCTGTTTGCGCTCAAGGCGGCGGATAAGCCCCAATCGCGGGCTTGGAACAGTTCACGGGCGGCAAGGGCGGTTTCTATGCCTTCTGCGATGACAAGCCGTCCGTTTTCAGGGATGGGGAACAAGTGAACCGCCAGCCCTGAAATGCTGCCCTGTTTGCGGCTCTGCATTTTTTTGGCGGGCAAGGCTTCGCCCGTTTCGGGGTGGCTGATTGCCAGCTTTCGATAATGCGGGGCGTGTAGCCAGTCTTCCCCGTATGGCTTGTCATAGGTCGTCTGAAAATAGGTCATGTGCAAGCCTTGAAGCTCGCCGCCCGTATCGCGGATGGCGCAAACCATACAGGGGAAACGACCGATGAAAAGCGGCGCATTTTCGCCCCTAGTCCAATAATCCGCCTCTCTCAAAAAACGGATGTTTTCAGGTAATTGCGCCATGCCCAAACCGCGTGATTTCAAATACTGCACGGCGGGGGAATCGGCGGTTATCGGCTCTGCTCCGTTCCACAATGCGGCAAGTTTGCCGATTTGGTCTTTTTCGGGGCGTGGCTGCGTCTGCGGGCGTGTGGGCGGTATCGGCAAGGGGTTTGCCCCGCCCATGTTCAACACGCCCGCTACGGCGTGCAATGCTTCGTCAAAACCGCAATTCAGATAGTGCATTACCAAGCCGAAACCGTCGCCCGCGCCATTGTTGTAATGGCTGCAAATGAATGTGCCGTTACCGTCCTTGTCGTCGTATCTGAAACGGTCTTTACCCCCACACGCGGGGCAAGGCTGGTGTTTGTTTTTCAGGCATCGCGGGTCTATGCCGATGGCGGCGTGAATTTCCTGCCAGCGGTATTGCGCGGCGGCTTTGATGTCTTGATAGGTCGGTTTCATTGTTCCATCTCCCCTGTTACAGGTTCTAAAACCACCCCCGCCATCGGGTCGGTCTCCCATATGGTCGGCGTTGTCTGTATTGCCTGCTCTGTTTCTGCATGGGCGGGCTGGTTACAGGCTCGGATTGCCAAAGCCGTCAACAACACCCCAAACACCAGCAAAGCGCGGTTGAAATAGCGGCAGAAACAGTCGTTTTTGTCAGTCGGTTTCATGTTTTCATGTCCTCCATGCCCAGCGCACCCAAAATATCAAATATCGAAAAATCAAATACTTATGAAAACACTAGGGCGAAGTTTGCCCTATACCGTCCAAAACGGGCGGCATAAAGGCGGTGTTTTTCAGGGATTTAGCGGATTTGTTCGGCTGTCGTTACGCTGAAAGCAGCCCATGCCTTTAAGTCGTCTGAAAGCGAAGCAATAAACGACCGGCAGGCGGCAACGGCGGCGGCGTGTGATGGATAGATGCCCAAACGGCGGGCGGTACATGAGTGAACGTCAATATCGGCTAGATACGCGGTCGGTTCGTGGACGACGGCGCAAAAGCCTTGTTCTGATGGGGATTGAACGTCTTGGATTTGGATAGAATTTGAAAATTGCATTTGAAATGCTCCTAGTTAAATTGAGATTTGAGAAATGCCCGAAATAGGGGGCGGTGCTCTCTCCTGTAACTAGTCAGGCGTGGGCGTTGCCGCTACCACACACCGCCATAACTCGTGATAGGTCGTCTGAAATGCTAACGTTTAATAACATTACAAACGCCCATAAAAGAATTTTAGCGATAAAAAATCAGCGTTTACCCTGCTGATTTGGGCTAGTTAATTTAAGAGAGAACCTAGATTCTGATTCTCAAGGCTCGATTTGTCAAATGATTTTTGCATCAGACGGCTAAAATTTTTTACCCACGATAATCATGGTTATTACATACCCGATGCGCTCTGTATCTTCTCCAGCAGTTCCGATGATGTCTTCAAGCGTAATTTCACTGTACGGCTTATTGAAAAAAGCGTTCATGACTTGCTGCATTTCTTCCTGACTTAGCGGGCATTTGCGCTCTTCCTGTATTACTTGGCTGATTTCCGCTTCTGCCTTGATTTCCGCCTTATCCACCAGCAAGCCCAGCATTTTTGCCTTGCCCATCGTTGCCGATACCGCCGCGCTGCTTTGCGGTGTAGGGGCTGCCAGTGCCGCCGCCCGCGCCTGCTCCAATTCGTGCAACAGGTCGCCCACCGTTACCGCGTGTCGTTGCCGCGCTTCTTCCTTTAAGCCGTCCACCATCGCGGAAATATCGGGGTCTTGAAGCAGCTTATAGGCTTCATTCGTTACCGTTTCAGGCTTCATTCGTTACCGTTTCAGGCTTCATTCGTTACCGTTTCAGGCTTCATGTTGTCGGCGTTGTAGGCTTGCCGATATGCTTCGCTCGCATTGCCCGTTTCCACATACAGACGGGCAAACTGTTCTTGTTTCGGGGTCATGTCCTTAATCCTTTCAGAACGCCGCCCGATAGCCGTTTTTCAGCCTTTGGGCGGCTGTTTGAGTGTTGCTATTTCAAATTGTCCAAAGCCGCTTCTTTTTCTTTCTCCACGTCTTCCAAGATGTCGAAAATAGCGTTTTCTTCCCCGCCTGTGCTGCCTATCATGTTGAAGAAGCCCGGTAAACGTAAATCAATGATTCGATTTGGCAAACCTTGCCCATAGGACGGGCAATCAACCCGCAAACCGTTTTCTTGTAGCTTCGTTTTCATCTCAACGGCGGCTTTACCGATCCCTACCAATTTCGCGGCCGCTTTGATATAGGCGCGCGCGGCTTCCATATACTCGGGCAAGTGGGTTTCTTCTATGTCGATGATAAACATCTCATAACGGGAAACGGCCAGTAAATTGCGAAGCTCTGAAATGCGGTTCAGATGTTGGAGGCGTTCATTAAAAAGGCTTTCCAACAGTTCTTTTTGCGCTTCCAGCATATCGGCGGCGCGGTCTGCTTCTTCACGTTTGGCGGCAATCTCTGAATCAAGCCCTTTGGCTTCTTCGCTGTTTGTGGGTTTGCCCATTTTCAACAAATTGGCAAATATGCCTTTGCGTCTGTTTCGCAGCCCTGCAAATTCATTGATTACCGCCTGCGCTTCTGTAACACCAGCTTCCGCCGCTTCAATTTGGGCGGTCAGTTCGCTGCATTTGTCTTCTGCTTCTTTCAGTAACTTTTGACGGGTCTCAAAAGTTGTCTTTGTATATTCGATATTCATAGTTAAAGCTCCTGATTTAATTGATTAATACGAACCGACCGCGTTTCACGGTTTCGCCGAATTGGTTTGTTACTTCTTCCATCACGGTAACGATGTCATGCCCCGCCCTGCGAAGCTCCATAATGCGCGTGTTGTAGCCCAATATCCCCATTTGGGTAAGCTCCCATGATGTAACGCTGCCCTGTTTCAATCGGGATAAAACGCGCTCTTTTTGACTTGGCGTTTTTGCCTTGCTGTTGGTAGAATAGTCGCTCATGCTTAATAATCCTTTCCGCCGTCTGAATGTCCGTTCAGGCGGCATTTGTTTGCGCCTGATAAATCAATTTGCCTGATCTTCGCGTTTGGCTGCCAGTTTGCCGATATAGTCGTCAATCTCGCTCGCAAGCCAACCGGTAATATTTGCGGAAAGTTTGATAGGCTTAGGAAAATCAGGGCGGAAATGGCGACTCTTAGGGTTTGCCCAATTCCAAATAGTCGCTCGTGAAACACCCATAATGCGGGCGGTATCGTTTACTCGTAATACAGTATTCATATGCCTTGCCTTTCTTAGTCGGGGTTAGATGACAGGCAAAAATATAGCCGCCTCTGTGGGCGGCTTGTCCTATATAGGATTGCATAAAACCTAATTAGGTTATTGTGAAAGACGGTCGATACCTTGCTTAATATATTTTGCTAATGTGTCTCCAGTAGGGGGCTTGCCTAGTTTATCAGCCTGTCTTTCCCACTCTTGGATAATAGTTTCTGCTGCCTCATATGGTTTACTACAATCAGTTTTTGTATAGATAGCGGAAAGTGCCGCAATAATTTCAGCTTGTTTATTTTCAGTGCGTTTGCTGATAGATTTTTGTATCTTCATTTTTTCGCTCAATACTTCTTTTAGCTCATTAAAACTCTTACTTGTAAGGCGTAAGGTATCAGTAGTAACTGTAATGCTCCATTCTTTGCCTTCTAAAAAATTTCTATCTGGATATCTTGATCGGGGATGATAATTTTCTACTCCAGTAAAATCGGCAAGCGCTTCATTTGGAATGTATTGAAAAAACCAGCCCTCAGTTTTCAAGTCTGTAATGTATGGTAACCCTGCTATTTGTCCGTAAATTTCATTTTGTATATTAATTGCTTCCTGTGGTGTTTTACATTCTATAAGCTCTATCCTGTTAAATACTTCTGTTTCTGTTTTGGATGTGCGTTTATGTATTCTTACAGGATAGTTTTCAAAGTCCGGATTAATGGCAAGATGCTGCAATCTCTCTGGGGTTGCCTCAATATGCTCCCCATTAATGTCTAATAGATATGGGAATACACAAACTTTAGCTGATTGCTTAATTTCAATTTCTTGCATTGTGGTGCTGTGAATCGGTGCAAAATAGCCATTAAATAAATAGTATTCAACGATTAATGGTTTATCAATCGTTGAAAAGTAATGTTCTGCCAAGCTCCTTTTAAAAAAGCTCATTGTAGATATTTGTATGCAAAATTCAGTTAATCCGATAGTCCCATAATGGATAATATCATTAACTTCGAAGCTCTCATTAAGCTGTTTGCTTAATTCATTAGCTGCATCTTTTAAGGTGTAATATGCTCGCCATGCCATTTTTACGTTCTCCAGCATAAATATAAATATTGGTAACCACTATATTTACTCTCGCGCATAGGGATTTTTTAAGCCGTCTTGCTCTCTTGAATCAGTTGCAATGCTTGGTTATACCGTTCCCGCAAAAAGTCGCTATACCATTGCATAAGCTCTTTGCGCTCATTCAGATAATCGGCGCGGTTATAGGCGGCGCGGATTTTGTTGTTCTCAACGTGGGCAAGTTGTCGCTCTATCGCGTCAGGATTGAAGCCTTGTTCATTCAAAACGCTGCTTGCAAGCGAGCGGAAACCATGCGGGGTGGCTATCCCGTAATAACCCATGCCGTTGATGATTTTGCCCGCTGTATTTTCGCTGATGTAACCAGTTTTGGATTTAGGGCTTGGAAATAGAAAGGGTGTTTCGCCGGTTATGGCGTGTAGTTCGTTTAATAGCTCAATCGCCCAATCAGACAAGGGGATTGTGTGCTCTCGTGGCCGTTTCATACGATCAGCGGGAATCGTCCATGTTTTGCGCTTAAAGTCGATTTCCTGCCATTGGCCGCCGCGTATCTCTTTGTTTCGGGCAAAGCAAAGCATAATCAACATTACGCAAATTCTGTTTTGTTGCTCACAATCTGCCAGTATCAGGCGGCGGTAAAACTCCGGCAATTCTTCACGGGGTAGGGCGGGCATTCTTTTGCTTTCTGTTGGCTCTATATAGCCTTTCAGTAACGCGGCAGGGTTTCGGTCGGTCAATTCTTCATAACCGGCATAGGTAAACACCGCGCCTATCCATTGCCTGATTTTTTCGGCGGTTTCCGATACGCCCCGCTCTGTTACTTTATCCAATACGGCCTTTATCTCTTTTTTCCCGATTTTGTTTATAGGCGTTTCCCCAATAATAGGGAAAACATCTGTTTCAAAGTACCGCAAAACACGGGCGGCATGATTAGGCTTCCAGCTTTTGCGCTTGGTGGTTTTCTCATGCCATGCTTTGGTAACGTTGGCAAAGGTATTCAGTAAGGCCGTTTTGCGCTCCTGTTTGGCCTGTTGCTTCATTGCTGATGGGTCTTGATCTTGTGCAATCATGCGGCGGGCGTTTTCGGCGGCTTGGCGGGCTTCTACCAGTGAAACGGTCGGATATTTCCCGATAGTAAGAGTTTTCTCTTTGCCATCTATACGGTATTTCAGGCGGAATACTTTTCCGCCCGCTGGGGTAACTTCAAGATATAAGCCTCCTCCGTCAAATAACTTGGCTTTCTTTCCAGTATCAGACGGCTTGGCGGCTTTGATTTGGCGGTCGTTCAGGGGCATTGGGGGTATGTTTTTAGGGGGTGTTGTCAGATTCCCCAAATCATACCCCCATATTTTGGTTTATTCAATTATACGGCATTGGAGGTATTTAGACACTTGGCAAGGGGGTTATTAGCCTGAAAGCCCTACCAGTATTGAATCTTGATTACTGCGTTAGATTTGATTAGACAAAAAAATAACCCCTGAAAGGGGTTAGGTGGTGCGGACGGAGAGACTCGAACTCTCACACCTCTCGGCGCCAGAACCTAAATCTGGTGCGTCTACCAATTTCGCCACGTCCGCATGATGAAGCCAAATATTATACACAAAGTATCCTGCTCTGCAAACAATCTTTGGCTTGAAATTGCTTTATTCCAACCGATATAATGGCAGGTCGGTTATCTGCCGGAACACACTAATATCAAAGAGGAACATCATGCCTGTTTTACTGATTCAGGATTTTTTACAGACACAGGGTTTGAAGCTGTCTTCAGACGACCTCCGTATTGCTTATCTGACCGCGAAGATGGTGATGGATATGGGCAATGCTTCGATTGACCGCTCGGTTTTGTGGCGTGAAGAAGATGATTGGAAGCTGGCAGACCATATCGAAGAAACGCCGGAAAATGAAGTTTTACTCAAACAGGTTTTCATGGCTCTGGATTCGGTATTCAGCCGTGCAACAGCCGTCAAAAGCGCGGCGGTTTACATTCACATTCCTGGCGAACCGCATGCAAGGCTGGTTCGTATCGCGGCGCAAGGCGAGCCTTTGGAAAATCTGTTGGCTATTCATGAAGAAAACGGTACGGTTTATCTTGCCTGCCGTACGGCGCAAAGCGGTTGGATGAATATTGCCAACGATATTGCTTATTGGCTTTTGCTGGACGAAATCCAAGGCAGTCGGAACGAGGGCAGCGGAAGCCAGTTGTCCATCCCTGTGGCAACGCAAAACGGCACGGTTTTGGGCGTGGTTCACGTTGAATTTGCCGATAAAGATCAAGCCGATGACGCTGCCCAAACAGATTGGTCGGCGCTGGCTTTGGCACTTGCCGAGCCGCTGAAAGCATTGGCAGGCATCGAAGACAAGGAAGAAGAGCATGAATAA